TGGTGCTGATGAGATGAATCGAACATCCGACCTCTGTCTTACCAAGACAGCGTTCTACCACTGAACTACACCAGCATCAAAACTGATTATATGAAAAAAAAACAAAAAAACACAAAAAAATTAGATGTCTTTGCCATGATGGTCAAACACATGAACGAAAAGACACCCATTAAACAAAATTCAGGTCGAGGAGTCGTATCTGATAGCACAGTTTCAAGAATTCAAGACATTTACAACGAGGGCAAGAAAGAGAATGAATGAAATTAAAAATACTAGACCTGTTTTCAGGTATAGGGGGTTTTAGTTTAGGTTTAGAAGCTACAGGTCATTTTGAGACTGCTGCATTCTGTGAGATTGAACCTTACTGTAAACAAGTATTAAAAAAACATTGGCCTACAGTTCCTATTTTTGATGACATTCGTCAACTGAAAGGAACAGATATTGGAACAATCGACATTATTACAGGAGGATATCCCTGTCAGCCCTTCTCAGTCGCTGGAAAACAAAAAGCTGAGCAAGATCCGAGACACCTCTGGCCAGAGTATTTTAGACTTATCCAAGAACTCAAACCAACATGGGTTATTGGAGAGAATGTTAGTGGACATATTAAACTCGGTCTCGACTCCGTACTTGAGGACTTGGCGAGTGAAGGTTACTCCTCGAGGACATTTAGTATTTCAGCTTCTAGCATCGGTGCCAACCACAAAAGAGAACGAGTCTGGACTGTGGCCTACTCCGGTAGCATCGCTAATGCCATGCGAGGGATCGATAACAGCTTATCGAAGGAAAGTAGATCATGGAGTTATTACGAAGGAAGAAGCAGAGGGAATGCAAATGGGATCTCTTACCCCTCCACGAATGAAAGATTGGACTCCGAAGATGTGGCCGACACCAACAGTAAACGACAGCAAGAACAATGGTGGCCCCTCTCAGTTGAGAGACAGAGAAAAAAAGGGCAAGAACTTAAATGCGAAAGCTGGTGGGAGTCTGAACCCAGAGTGGGTAGAGTGGCTCATGGGATTCCCAAAAGGGTGGACAGACTTAAAACCCTCGGAAACGCAGTAGTACCACACATACCCTATTACATAGGTCAAGCGATTGTAGAAAGTTATCAATGAAAATAACCATTCCCTACAAGCCAAGGCCTCTACAAAAAGAAATACATAAAAGCCTAGCTAGGTTCTCAGTCCTGGTCTGTCATAGAAGGTTTGGTAAGACAGTCTTGACAGTCAATGAACTGATTAAGAAGTGCCTACAATGTAAGCTGCCGAGACCTCGGTATTATTATATAGCACCGACTTACAGTATGGCTAAAAGAATAGCCTGGGATTATTTAAAATATTACACATCAGTTCTACCGAAGATGGAATATCACGAAACAGAACTAAGAGCTGATCTTCCTAATGGTGGAAGAATACAATTACTCGGTTGTGAGAGACCACAAACCCTTAAAGGATTGTATATGGATGGTGTTGTCTTAGACGAGGTGGCACAAATGCCTCCCAAGATGTGGACTGAGGTTATTAGACCAGCATTATCTGATCGTAAAGGCTTTATGGTAGCTATCGGAACTCCAGCTGGACATAATTCGTTCTTTGATCTCTATAATCATGGACTTCAAGAAGAACAATGGTACGCACAAAGTTTTAAAGCTAGTGATACAAAGATTGTAGATGCAGAAGAACTAGCAGAGGCAAAAAAATTAATGCCTCCTGAGATATACGAGGCAGAATATGAATGTAGTTTCGAAAGTTCTGCTATAGGAGCTATTTACTCGCAATCATTAGCCAAGGCAGATACCGAAGGTCGTATAACAAAAGTTCCTTATGACTCTACCATTAAAGTAGATACTTACTGGGATCTCGGAATGCGAGATAAGACTGCAATATGGTTTGTGCAGCAAAAAGGTTCAGCAATCCACCTGATAGATTACTTTGAAGATAGTGGTGAGTCGCTAGAGTATTATGCCTCAGTTCTTGATGAAAGAGGTTATGTCTATGATACGCACTACCTTCCACATGATGCCAATGTCCGAGAAATTGGAACTGGTAAATCAAGATTAGAAATAGCTCAATCACTAGGATTAGTGACAAGCATTGTACCGAAGATGTCTATTGAAGATGGTATCAATGCTACCAGAATGACTTTAGGTCGTTGTTGGTTTGACTATGAAAAAACAAAAGATGGATTAGATGCCTTGAGACAATATCGATGGGCAGTCACCGATAAAGGTGAGACAAAAAACAGACCACAACACGATTGGACATCGCATAGTGCTGATGCCTTCAGATATGTCTGTACAGGATTACAAGAAACAAAGAACTGGTCATCAAAGATTGAATATCCCAGATTAGGAATAGTATGAACAGTTTTGTATTAGGAGACTGTCAAAAAATTTTATCATCTATTAAAGATGAAAGTGTTGATTTAATAATTACATCACCACCATATAATATTGGTAGGAACTATAACGAATACAACGATAATCGAGAGGATTATATAACTTGGTTATCAAATATTTTAAATCTTTGTTGTAATAAATTAAAAAAAACTGGCCATTTATTTTTAAATTTAGCTTCTACTAAAAACGATCCTTTTGGATGTTATAAAATAGCAGAAAACTTAAATTGGAAATTACAAAACAATATTATTTGGTCTAAAGCAGTAGAGATTGATGGTTATGTTAGAGGGTATTCAACACCAACATCAAGTAAAAGATATTTGCAAAATGGATGGGAACACATCTTTCATTTTACTAAAGAGGGTAATACTGAAATAGATTTAGAGTGGTCAGGAGTGCCATATAATACAGATTATAATAATGCTGTAAGAAATGAAAAGAGGAGTGGAAAAAATTGGAGATCCACTACTACTTGTTGGTATTTTACCTATAAGAGCAAAGCTACAAAACAGATAAACAAAGAACTAACAAGCGATAAATTACACCCAGCTATATATCCTAATAATCTAGTTGAAAAATGTATTAAAGTTTCAGGTTTAAAAAGTGGATTAGTGTTAGATCCATTTATGGGAACTGGCACGACTGGTTTAGTTGCAAAAGAATATAATTTAGATTTTCAAGGAATAGAAATAGATCAAGACTATTTTAATTTTGCAAAACAAAGAATTGAAGGAACATTAATTTAATGAAATTTACAAAAGAAAAATTAAAAGCATTAATACAGCAAGAGATCACAAACTCCCTAGGGTTTTATGGTGGAGAGCTCACACAACAAAGAAAGAATGCTTTAAAGTTTTATTTAGGCGAACCCTTAGGTAATGAGGTCGAAGGTCAATCCCAAGTAAGATCACAAGATGTTTTAGAAGTAGTAGAGAGTATCTTACCTTCTATGATGCGTATCTTTACTCAAGGTGAAAGCATTGTCCGATTTGAACCTCAGGGCCCTGAAGATGTCGCTTACGCAGATCAAGCATCAGATTACATCAATCATATCTTTATGAAGGATAACAATGGTTATTCTATTTTACATACTATGTTTAAAGATGCTCTGATCTCTAAAAATGGTTTTGTTAAATACTATTGGAAAAGAGACAAAGAACAAAAGCAAGAGTCTTATGAAAATCTGAATGAAGCTGAGTACCAGGCATTATTAGCAGACACCGAAGTTGAAGTTGTAGAAGTCGAAGATACAGCCACAGAATTAGATGTTGGTAATATTGATATGATGGAAGCTACCTACAATGTAACTGTCAAAAGAGTCAAAGATTATGGTCGAGTTGTAGTAGAGAATGTTCCACCAGAGAGTATGCTTATCAGTAAGACTGCTACTAGCTTAGAAGATTGTAATTTTATTGCACAAAGAGTTTTTAAAACAAGATCAGAACTTATTAGTGAAGGTTTTGACAAAAAGATTGTCAATGAACTACCTGTAGCTGATGAAGAGATTTACAATACAGAGGCAGTAACCAGAAGGTCTTTTGATGATGAGACGATGCCTCAAGAATATCAAAACATTGATCCTTTATTGACAAGAGTATCGGTAGTCGATGCTTATATGAAGTGTGATTATGATAACGATGGTATTGCAGAACTTAGACACATTGTAGTCGGTGGTTCGGGCCCTAATGCTTATCATATCTTAGAGAATGAACCGATTGAGCAAATTCCTTTTGCTACACTAACAGCTATTCCCATGCCTCACAGGTTTTATGGATTATCCATTTATGATCTGATTGGCGATGTACAAGAAATTAAGACTACCCTTCTCAGGCAAACTCTTAATAACGCCTATCTACAAAACAATGCCAGAACAGTTGTTGTAGATGGACAAGCAAACATTGATGATCTCCTTACATCACGAGCTGGGGGTATTGTAAGAGTTAAATCACCCAATGCTGTTACACCCCTAGCTTCACCCAACTTCATGCAAGAAGGATTGGCGATGATAGAGAAGGTCGATCAAATAAGAGAAGGCAGATCAGGTGTCTCTAAAGTCCAAATGGGCCTAGATGCCGATCAAATAAACAAATCACACACTACAGCAACTAGTGCGAATGTGATGATGAATGCATCGACACAAAGAATAGAGCTGTATGCTAGAAACTTTAGTGAAGGCATTAAAAGAATGTTTCAAGGTATCTTAACCTTAGTGTGTAAGTACCAAGATCAAGAAAGAATTATAAAACTAAGAAATCAGTTTATTCCTATGAACCCTAGAGAATGGGTGGATAGATATAACGCAACAGTACAAGTTGGACTAGGAACAGGATCACAAGATCAAAGACTCGAAGTTTTAGGTCGTGTTTTAGCAGTTCAAGAAAAACTAATTGGTGCTGGTGGTATGGGTATAGTCGATCCTCAAAAGATATTTAATACCTTAGAGAAGTATT